AATCATCCGTTGGTAAGATTAACAAGTGAAATCGGTGGAGGAAGTAGTACATATATGTCAGACTACTATTATAGAAACACAGGCAATAGGGTTGCCCGTGTCGGTGGTGGCATGAGCATTGGTGCGAATGCTGGCTTGTGGTATTGGGCTTTGAACGTTGACTCTTCGAATTCGTATTGGGCTATCGGTGCTCGTGTTCTTAAATACCAGTAAACTGGGGGTTTGGGGGTGAGCAACCCCCATAATATATATTAACTATTATCAAGAATAGTTATTTTTATTGCTTTATTTTTGTATAATATCTGATAGGGATTTGGTGTGTCTTGAGCCTAGGGTTTTACTTGCTTTTTGTGGGTTGCCCATGTCGGTGGTAACATGAACAATGGTACGAATGCTGGCTTGTGGTATTGGAATTTGAACAATGACTCTTCGAATTCGAATTGGAACATCGGTGCTCGTGTTTTTATTTTTGTGATAATAAAATTAATTTGCACATCATCTTCCTCAGCCCTTGCTGAAAATTAGTCGAACTGGATTGACCTAGTAGCTTCTTTTAAGCGAAAAGCCGATAGACAAAAATAAGAAGGAAGATATGAAAAGAGAAAAAGATATTTATACCAGGATTATAGCAAAAGATAATATTCAAAGAGCAATAATTCATGCATCAAAAAGAAAAAAGACAAGAGGAAATGTAATAAGAGTTTTAGAAAATTTGGATTATTGCATCTCATTAATTGAAGATATGTTAAAAAACAAGTCATACAAGCCTAATCCATACGAAAGAGTAGTGATAATGGATGGAGTAAGAAAAAAAGAAAGGGTAATATTTAAACCTAGATTTTTTCCGGACCAATGTATTCACTGGGCTTTAATGTTACAATTAGAACCTATATTAAAAAGGGGGATGTATGATTATTGCTGTGCATCAATTAAAAATAGAGGAATATTATATGGTGCTCGTTATTTAAAAAAGATATTAGTAAGAGATAGGAAAAATACAAAATATGCTTTGAAATTAGATGTTAAAAAGTTCTATCCGAATGTAGATAAAGAAATATTAAAAAGAAAATTTAGAAAGATAATTAAAGATAGAGATACTCTTGATTTAATAGATTTAATAATAGAAAGTTCTGAAGAACGGATTACCTATTCGGTAATTACACTTCTCAATGGTTTGCGAATTTTTACTTACAGGATTTAGATCATTTTATAAAAGAACAATTAAAAATAAAATATTATATAAGATATATGGACGATATGCTGCTATTTGGTAGAAATAAAAAAGAATTACATAAATGTAAAACTGCTATTGAAGAATTTTTAAATAAAGAACATCTAAAATTAAAAGAAAATTGGCAGTTGTTTAAAACTGAAAGTAGACCTGTTGATTTTTTAGGATATAGATTTTATCGTGGATATACAACATTGAGAAAATCTAATTTTTTAAGAATAAAAAGAAGAATTAAAAAAATATATAAAAAGAAAAAAGTAACTTTTAGAGATGCTTCAGCAACATTAAGCTATTATGGTTGGCTTAAACATTGTAATTCATATAATTTTAATCAAAAATATATGAAACCATATATAGATTTAAAAAAATGTAAAGGAGTGGTAAGTTATGAAAGCAGAAAGCAATTTAAAACCTCAAAACGAATTTGAGATAGAAAATATCATTAACGGAAAATGCGAAGTAGTATTTTACGATAATATAAAAGAAATTGAGGAAGAAATTGATGGCGAAAAAAGAAAAAAATATGAATATGACATTTATAGGTTGGCTACAAATTACAGAGATGACCTAGAAATTGATTTAAATACAAACAATGACAAATTAATCGCATGGAAAGAAAAAGCCGTTAAAAACGAAACTGACGAACTTGCGAGTATAATTAGAGCAGAAAGAGATAAACTTTTAAAAGAATCTGACTCAGCAATGTGTCTAGATAGATTAGGAATAGAATTACCAGAGCATATAACAGCAACCAATTTATTATCGGTTGTTGTTTCTTTATTTAAAACACTAAAAGAAATTATGACAGGGAAAAATGCAAAATATAGGCAAGCATTAAGGGATATTCCTCAACAAAAGGGATTTCCATATAATGTTGTATTTCCCCAAAAGCCCAACTCTAATGAAAGTGAGGAATAGTCTATGGATGAAAAATACTTGCAAATGATAGTTGAGGCTGTTCAAAGTGTAAAGTCAGCACATCATAGAATAGATACGATAGGAACGGAAGTGCATCATAGAATTGATAAAATAGAGTCTGAAGTATCTGAAATAAAAGAGTTGACTATTGCAGTTAAAGAAATTGCAATGGAAACAAAAGCAACAAGAGAAGATGTAAATAAAATGGATAGTAGATTAAATACACTTGAAGAAAAACCAGCGAAAAATTGGGATAATTTAAAATGGGTTTTAGTAACTCGGAATTGCCACAGCAGTTCTGGGTTATTTTTTAGCAAAACTAGGACTGTAAAGAAAGGGGTGTATATTTATGAAAGAAAAAATTGCAAAATTAATTAATGTGAAAAGTTTAGTAACATTAATATTGACTCTAGTAGTGGCTTATAAAGCTATAATGGGACATATGGATATTGAACAAATATACTTAATGATTATTGCTTTTTACTTTGGCACTCAATTAAAAGAAAGTAAATCAGAATAATGCCGTAAAAAAATTACGGTATTAAAAAATACTGGAAGAAAATAAAAAAATCTTCCAGTATTAATTTTTAATAGGAGGTTTTCACATGGAAGAGAAAGAAATTGTTTTATCTGAAGAAATGGAAAAAGAATTTTCAAATGGAAAGGGTGAAGATAATGAGTAATTCTAGTTTAGTAAATGTAAAAGTTCCGGCACATTCTAATAATTATACTGTTGGAAGAAGTGGAAGAAAAATTGAAAAAATTGCAATACATCATATGGCAGGAATATTAACTGCAAAACAATGTGGTGGAATATTCCAAAATGGAAGTAGAAAAGCTTCTAGTAACTATGGTATAGGAAAAGATGCAGAAGTAGGTTTATATGTAGATGAAGAAAATACATCTTATTGTAATTCTAATTGGGATTCTAATTGTAAATCAGTAACTATTGAAACATCAAACAGTTCATTAGGAGGAGATTATCCTGTTTCTGATCCTGTTTTAAATAAACTTATAGAATTAGTTGCAGATATTGCAAAAAGAAATAATCTAGGTAAACTTGTAAAAGGTCAAAATTTAGTATGGCATAGAATGTATGCTGCTACAACTTGTCCTGGTGATTATCTATTATCTAAAATGGATTATATTGCAGAACAAGCAAATAAAATAAATAATATTGAAAAACCTGCAGAAAATACAACTCCTAGTTCTTCAGAAGGATACTTAGTAAAAGTAACAGCGGATGTATTAAACATAAGAGCAAATGCAGGTACAAATTATGCTGTAGTAGGACAAATCAAAGACCATGGGGTTTATACAATAGTAGCCGAATCTAATGGAACTGGTGCTTCTAAATGGGGAAAATTAAAATCCGGTGCTGGTTGGATAAGTTTAGATTATGTTGAAAAAATATCATCAGGAAAAGTAGAAACAGTTACTTCTTCATCTGAAATAAAAAAAGGTGATAAAGTAAAAGTAAAGCAAGGAGCAAAAACATATACAGGTGGAAGTTTAGCATCTTTTGTATATTCTACTACTTATGATGTTATTGAAACAAATGGAGATAGAGTTGTAATAGGAAAAGGTAATGCTGTAACTGCTGCTGTGCATAAAAACAATTTAATTAAAGTTTAATAAAATAAAAATGCACTGTTTTTTACAAAAACGATACAAAATGTATCATTTTTTGAGAAAAAATAACAAAAATAGTGCAAAAGCTAACAAAAATAGTATAAAAATTAACTGGAATAATAAAAAAGTAAATAAAGGGGAGAAAAATATCCCCTTTATTGTATATTTTTTAATTTTTGTTGTATATTATATAATATGTCAAAAGCTTCTTTACAAGTAGTGTTTTCAAAATTTATATTTAGTATAGTCTTGAGAATACTATCATAAGAAACTTTTTGATTAGAAGATGTTAGATCAGATATTATTTCAAATTTAAGGTTATGACTATTTAATATATGTGTATATTTTTCTAATTGGGAGATTGGAAAACCACATTTTATTATATCTGGACCTAGGTCTATGAGTTTTAGACCTATTTCTTTTGAAACTTTTCTAGCATCTTCGTTTAGTATGTTATAAAAAATACCAACTTTAAACACATAGATTTTTTCAGAGTCTTTCTTTTTAAGTTCTTCATATTTTTTTAAGAGTTTGCTCATTATTTTCTTTTCCCTTTCTTTCTTACAATTATTTCTCCTATTTCACAATTAAGTACATCACACATTTTTTCTAAAGTATCAAATCGGATACTGCTTGTCTCATTATTCATCATGTGTGTAATTGATTGATATCCTCCCTCCATTTTTTTTACAAACCAATATTTAGTTTTCTTTTGTTCTTTTAATATTTCTTTTACTCTTAAATGTATCATTTCTATTCACCTCTTTTCTACAATATCTATTTTAAAAGAAACACACAAATATTTTAACTATTTGCGATTTGAGTGCAACCGATTTAAGTTTAAGCAAAGATAACTATTGTCTAAAATAGGTATTAGAGTTATAATATGTATAAAGAGGTGCATGTTATATGAAAAATAAAAGTTTTATAGATGTATTGGATAAGATTAGTGATTATATAAGTTTAAAACAATATGATAAAGCATCTGATTATATAAGTCGTGTGAAGTTACAAATTGCTACAGAAGAAGATTCATCAAGTAAATATATAGATGATTTAGTGAAAAATATGAAATAAAGGTATGAAAAAAAGTGAAAAAAGTGTAGAATAGTGTAGAAATATGTCAAATTATGTAGAAACATGTAAGTGGCTAAAAATCAATAAAAAGCAAGAATGTATCTATCATAGAAAATAGTTATTTTTATTTACATAATATGGTAAAATATATATAGGGATATCTCTAAATATCTATATCAAGGAGGGTGTTTATGAGGAGATTAACTATGTATGAATTGGAAATATTAGATAATATAAAAAATGAATTAAATATATTTGATAGGTTAATTTTAAATGTCTTTAAAGAATTTACATTTAAAGTTTTTCAAATGGGGGCAAGACAAAATTATTTTAAAGAATAGAATTTGAATTTTATTAAATAAAGTGCTATAATTGCGTTACACAATATAAGAGTGCCAATGGGTGCTCCTTGTGAGTGTGAATAATAATATGCTTGTTACACAAATAAGGTGGTCCAGTTGGTGCACCATGCGAGTGTGACAATTAATTTAATACATAATAAAAGGGATTAGTTAAACTCAATCCCTTTTATTTCGCCATTTTCATAATATATATTATCAATAATTGTTATCCAGAATTTCCTTTTTTCAGCTTGAGATAAAGATAAATATATAGTTTCAAAATCGGAGTTTATAAGTTTTTTCAATTTAGAAAGGTCCTTTTTTACAGGAACTATATTTTGGTGTTCTTTTTCAATTTGTTCCAATTCTGCAGATAATTTATGGAAATCATTTTTGTATGTTTCTTTATCTATTAAATCTTCTAAATATAGATCCTTAAGTTTTATTAGCTTTTTTCTAATAATATGAGAATTATCATTTTTAGGTTTAGTAGGTAATTTTTTATCAACAGTATTAGTTACTATATATTTATTAGCTTCTTCTTTAATATTTTTCAATAAATATTGTTCTATTTTTCCTTCAGATATATTTTTCCTATTATCACATTTATATAATTCATTATCTTTATAAGAGAATTTTTCACTTTTCCAGCACCTATATGAAACATATACTTTATTTCCACGATAGGAAAGCCTTCTTGACATTGCACTGCCACATTTGTTGCATTTAAATATGCCATCAAATAATGTTATAGGAGCCTCTTTATTATTCTTTACAATTCTTCTTTTCTTCTTATTAACATTTTGAACTGCATTAAATAATTCATTGTCCATAAGTGGTGGAATATAATTTTCTATATATTCATCTCTTTTATATATTTTATATAAACCAATATAGGCTGTTTCTGTGAGCATTTTTTTATAAGCATCATAACTTTTATTGGGGAAGTTTTCTTTATAATAAGAAAAACTTAATAAAGTATCCCCAGCTACATTAAGATAATATTTGTAAAAGTCAATAATTTTAGCTTGTTGACTTTCATTAATAACAAAATGTTTATCCACAATATCATAACCATATTTAGTAGTTCCAGAAGTTACCTCTCCATTTTTCCTTTTATTATTAAATACAAATTTAATTCTTTCAGATGTCTTTCCAATTTCTCTTTGTGCAAGTGAAACCTTTAAATTAAATATAAAAGTTCCATCTGCAGTTGAAGTATCAACATCATCTTCATCAATAGCTTTCATAGTACAGTTTGCTGAAGATAGAATTTTGTTAATAGTATTTGCATCTAATACATTTCTTGAAAGCCTATCTAATTTAGTAAATAGGATCATATCAAAATTATTAACATTGTTTAACATTTTCTGAAGGGCAGGTCTTTTCATAGAAGAAGCGGAAATTCCTTCATCAATAAACAATTCATATTTATAATTGTTTGCTCTACAATAATCAATTAATGCATCTTTTTGGGCACCAATAGAAAAACCAAACTTGGCTTGTTCATCGGTCGAAACCCTACAATAGCAAGCTACATATTTCATTAAAAAAATACCTCCATTTTTCTTTGTGAATTATTCTAAAACACTTGAAAAATGAAGATATTTTGTATATAATACAATAGTAATCACTTTTCGAAGTGCTTATACTCTGGATAATGTGTGTTGTACCGCAAAATACATTTACACATATTATCCACTTTTTTTATGCTTTTCTTATTTTTCCACAATTTTGGCACACAATTACAGATTTTGTTTTACTACCTTTTTTTGTGATTAAAGGAATTATTAATATAATTCCACAAGTACATACGGCTAATAATATCCATATTAAAGACATTATTATTCCTCTTTTCTTTTGTTTCTCAACTGCTTGCACAGTTACATTCGTACTACCGCAATGTTTACATTTTAACATATTTAATCACCCCCATAATTAAAAAGAACTTCTATTTTCAGCTTTTACAACTTTTCCTAAAATAGTAAAGCTTCTATTCTTTATATCTTTTTTAGTTAATTTTATTACATCATAATGATAGTTAACAGCTTGTAATTCAATATGGCTTTTTAAATCTGTTATTTTTCTTATTAAAATATATTTATTATCTAAAGAAATTAAACAAGTATTACCATGCTGAAATGCATTTGTTTTTTCTATTATAGCAATATCCTTAATTCCTAAAATAGGAGACATAGATTCATCATCGGTCTCGTATGCAAAATATTGTTTAGATAAATCAAAGTTATCAGGCAAGAGCATATCTTCATTAATATATTCTAATCTTCCATTGTTGTTTTTGAATACAGGTATTGTAATAAAAGTATTCTCTTTTAATTCTTTTAAGGAATTTGTGATATTAGATAATTCTTTATCAATAGTTGTATGTCCACAAATATACATCAATTCATCATATGTTGTTATACCTTTAGCAGCATCAGCGATACCTTTTAGAATTTTAGGAGATGGAGGATTATTAAGTTTTTCATTCATGTATTGAGAAAGATATCCTCTATTAACTCCAGTTGCTTCCGCAAAGTCTCTTTGATTAATATAAGATTTATATATTCTTTTTAATATTTCAGAAAAAGTTTTTTTATCAAACATAATTTACCTCCGAATATAGTATATAACAGGGGTTTAAAAAAGTCAATAAAAAATGTTAAAAAATTAACCAAAAAAGTATTGACATTTTATTCCTGAAAATATATAATGAGTTTGGTTAAAAAAATAACCAAAAAGAAAGGAGGAATTTACATGCAATTAAAAGTAGAAGCTGTAAGGCAATTAATTAAGGAAAAATTCAGGAACAATCAGAAGTGGTTTGCAGAAGAAATAGCAATAGATGCACATTATTTTAACCAAATAATGCTAGGTAACTACAAACCATCTAGCCCTAAAGCATGTAGAGGAGTAATAACATATTGTAAAAAGAATAATTTAAATATTACAGACTATGTTAATTTTTAGGGCATTGGTTAAAAAAATAACCAGAAAGGAATTGTTATGGAAAAATTAAAATTAAATGCGGTACAACACACAAAAAAGGAGGAAGTATGGATATTGAAAGGATTTACAAAGTTTTAATTCAAATAATTGCAGATAAAAACGATGTAATGATAACAACAAACATACAAAAGAAAGAGGTGATTATAAATGAAAATAGTTAATAAAAAGAGATTTATAACTGCAATGACAATAATGTCAATACTTATGATTTTATTAGTAACTGTGATAATTTTCTCGTTTACAAATAATCCAGGATATACAGAAAATCAAAAAACAATTTATATATCAAAACACGAGACATTATGGAGTATAGCAGAAGAATATAAAAGACCAAATCAAGACATTAGAGAATATATATATGAAATAAAAAAATTAAACAATATGGATACTTCAGTTTTATATGAAGGACAAGAATTAACAATTATAGTGTATGAGGAGGTTAAATAATGATCCAATATTATCAAGAATTATTAAATGAATGTATAGACATACAAGAACACAAAAAGATTTTACATATATTAAAAGAAACATCTAAAAAAATGAAAGGGGTGAGTAATAATGCCAGAAATACAAGAGTTACAAGAAGTAATCAAGTTGAGAGATAAAGAAATAAAAGATATAAAAGGTAGCTTAGCTGATGTTTTACAACTGATTAGAGATTTAGTTCAAGATGTTAATTCAGATAATATTGAAGTTAAGAAAAGACAAATATCAGAATTGGCAACTAATACAATTTATGACTTAAGAAGAGATTTACTAGAAGAAAAAATAATAGAACTACCTACAACCGACCAAAGCGATAGATAGTTCAAAGATAAATTTATATAAATTCACTTTGCATGTATTTTAACATAAATAAAAATAAAGTGCAATAGAAAGGAGCGAATATGAAAGAATGTCCTAAATGCAAAGGTCCTTTAGGTGAAAGACCTGCATTAAGTCGTAGGGATAATAAAACAGATATATGTTCTAATTGTGGCTTTTTAGAAGCAATGGAAGATGCTGAAAAAATAATAAATAAATATAGTAAAGGTGGTGATAGAAGATGACTAGGGAAGACTGGTTAAAAGAAAGAAAAAATGGTATAGGTGGCTCTGATGCTGCTACTATTATGGGATTAAATCCCTATAAAACAAATGTTGATTTATGGGAAGAAAAAACAGGAATAAAAGAAGCTGATGATATATCCGATAAACCATATGTACATTATGGAACAGTAGCAGAAGAACATTTAAGAGAATTATTTAAACTTGATTTTCCACAATATGATGTAAAACATGAAGAAAATACAATTATTAAACATCCTATTCACCCCTTTTTATTTGCGAGTTTAGATGGAATATTAGTAGATAAAGAAACTGGAGAAATGGGAATTTTGGAGATAAAAACAACAAATATTTTACAAAGTATGCAAAAAGAAAAGTGGAAAGATAAAATTCCAGATAATTATTATTGCCAAATACTTCATTATTTAAATGTTACAGGATATTCATTTGTAATATTAAAAGCACAATTAAGGTATGACTATGATGGAGATATAAGGCTAGAAACAAAACATTACAAAATATTAAGAAAAGATGTAGAAGAAGATATAAAAATACTTTCAGAAAAAGAAATATATTTTTGGACAGAGTATGTTCAAAAACAAAAAAAACCACCTTTGTTATTACCAGAAATATAAAAATTTAATATCTAGGAGGAAAAAATAATGGAATTACAAGTAAGTGAAATAAAGGCATTAGAGCCAATAAAATTTAATTATGAAGATTTAAAAGCTAATTTAACAGCTAGTTTAGAAAAATATAAAAATTTAGTATATACAGATGACAATATTAAAGAGGCAAAAGCAGATAGAGCTTTATTAAATAAAGTAAGTACAGCAATTAACGATGAAAAGAAAAGAATAAAAAATAAATTACTAGAACCATATATGGATTTTGAAGAAAAATGTAAAGAATTAATGGCAATGGTTTCAGAAGTATCTGAAGGAATAGATGTACAAGTAAAAGCCTATGAACAAAAAAGAAAAGAAGAAAAGTTAAAAGAGATTATGGAATATTGGATAGAAAATGTAGGCGAATTTAATGACTTAATTGATTTTGACATGATGTTTGAAGAGAGATGGTTAAATACTTCTTGCTCAATGAAAAGTATAAAACAAGATATAACTCATATTTTTGAAAAAACAAAAATGGATTTAAATACTCTAGATTCAACAATAAAAGATACAAATATATTAAAACAAGTAAAAGATTTTTATTTTAATAATATGAAAAGCCCTACTATATTAAGTTTATCATTACAAGAAGCACAAAGAATTGAGACAAGTAATCAAAAACTAGACAATTTAGAACAAGCCCAAATGTCAATACAAAATAATATAGAAACAACTGTGGCACAAACAACCAATATGCAACAAACTGAAACATTACAACAATTAGATTTTAGGGTTTGGGTTACTCAAGAACAAAAAATAGCATTAAGAGATTTTCTAAAATCAAAGAATATTAAGTTTGGGAGGGTTGAATAAGCAATGATGAAAGCAGAAATGTACATAAATACAACATTAGATAATAAAGATGAATTGTTTGCTCGTGCAGGAAAAGAAATATTTATATGTTGCGGAAACGAAGGAGCAGTTATACAAGGATCATCAACTCAAATAGTTAATTCTATAGGAAGATTATTTGAAGGATTATTAACATCAAAGGTTTTAGATAAGCAAGTGTTAACAGAAGTATTAAATGTAGCATCAGAGAGAACAAAAAATACAAAAAATAATTGTGTTTATAAATGTAGAAGATGTAATTCTAAAATTGATGATAAAGACAATTATTGTAAAACATGTGGATGCAAAATATAAGGAGGAAAAATATATGGAAATATTAAAGATATCAAAAAATTCAGAACCAAACAAAGTTGCAGGAGCAATAGTTGCAATTTTAGAAGAAAAAGAAAAAGTTGAGATAACAGCAATAGGTGCAGGAGCAGTTAATCAAGCAGTAAAAGCTATTGCAGTAGCTAGAGGATATATAGCTCCAACTGGTAAAAATTTAGTGTGTATTCCGGCATTTACAACAATGAATATTGAAGATACAGAAAGAACAGGAATGAAATTTATTATTAAGGAGGAAATTTAATTATGGCAGTTCAAAATAGTTTAGTAAAACAAAATCAAAAACAAACTTTTAGTGCTTTTCTTGCACAAGATGCAATGAAAAAGAAAATAAATGAAATGGTAGGAGGAGAAAAGGGGCAACAATTTATTACTGCAATTATATCAGCAGTTAGTACAAATCCAGGATTAGCAGAATGCGACCATTCAAGTATTGTTAGTGCAGCATTATTAGGACAATCTTTAAATTTAACCCCTAGCCCACAACTAGGACAATACTATTTAGTACCTTTTAACGATAAAAAAAGAGGTTGTAAAGTAGCTCAATTCCAATTAGGTTATAAAGGTTATATTCAGTTAGCTATCAGAACCGGATATTATAAAAAAATAAATGTAATAGCACTTAAAGAAGGAGAATTAATAAAATATGATCCTTTAGCTGAAGAAATAGAAGTAAATCTTATAGAAGATGATGAAGTAAGAGAAGAGGCAGAAACAGTAGGATATTATGCTATGTTTGAATATCAAAATGGATTTAGAAAAACTATATATTGGTCTAAAAAGAAAATGTTATCTCATGCAAATAAATATTCTCAAGCATTTAATGCAGAATCTTATAAAAAATTACAAGAAGGTAAAATACCAGAAAATGATTTATGGAAATATAGTAGCTTTTGGTACAAAGATTTTGATGGTATGGCATACAAAACAATGTTAAGACAATTAATTTCTAAATGGGGAATTATGAGTATAGAAATGCAAGAAGCATAT